GAAATCCGCAACTCCGACTGCAGCCGCTCGGCCACCAAACCCTTTGTCTGGTTCCATGCCGTCTGGACCGGCGGCAGCCCCGCCTGCCCACCGGGCCGCATGGCGGGCAGGATGATCGGCGTCGAGGACCGCTTAAAGAACGCTTTCGGGATCGGGGGGTTGGTTGTGAACTTGCCGCGCTGGCCGCGAATTTTCTGAATCTCAAACGGCCCCAGTTCGCTGAAACTGCTCGCGAAGTAACTGGGCTTCATCTCCGTCACGTTGTGGGCACTCACCGCGTGGGCCGTCACGGGGTGGGCGCGGACGCGCACCGGCTTCCCGTTGCGGATCCGCGTGTGCTCCTTCCGCAGGAATCCGCCCTTGACGTAACTGCTGCGGAAATACCGCTTCGGCGGCGTCGGTTCAGAAATGACGCGCTGCTTGGTGCCGAATTCAAGCCACCACTGATGAAATGCCCGGTCTGGACCGGCCTGGATCGTTCCGCCCTGCGCGCTTTGCTTCGGCCCATCACCAGCCCGGCGATACCCGAATAGTGCGACCGCCGCGCCGCTACGAGCATAGGTCACTACTTTGAGGTCGGCCGCCTCTCGCAGATTGCGAGTCGGGCCGATGGGCGTCACCTCGCCCAGCCGGAGAAACGCCGGGTAGACGGCCTTATAGAGGGCGTCGCCGAGGAGTTGGGCCGCGGCGGCCTTGTCGCCTAGGTTGCGAATCCCCGCGCGGAGTTTTTCCAACTCGGGAAACTCCACGCTGATCTTGGCACCGGCAACGGCCATCAGCTCGTCTCCTGACAGATCAACTCGTGAACGCTGCGGTTGTCGTGCTCCAAAATGGACATGATCTCCAGCGTGCGGCCCCGCCACAGGAGCCGCATCTGGCCGGTCAGGCCCGGGAGATACCGCATCCGCACGCGGTGCGAAATCTCCGTTTGCTGCTGCCCAGCCAAGAGCAACTCGCGAGCCGTCACGCCTTCGACGCTGGCCCACACGGTCGCGAACTCGCTCCACGTGGGAATGGGCTCGCCGAGCGTGTTGGTGGTCTGCGTGGCGACCTGGGCCGTCACCCGCTCGCGCATCTGTCCGGCGTTGATCACGTGTAAGACCCCCACGACACGGTATCGAGTAGAGCCTTCGCCCCGGGCGGCAACTGGGCATCCCCGCGGCCGTCGTAGAGGGCCAGGATCGTCATCAGCATGGCCGACTTCACCCGCTGCGGAACGTCAGCCGACGAGCCGTAGCCCGCCCACCACGTGACCGTGACGGAGTTGGTGTCCAAGAGGTGCGAGGGCCAGGAGCCGTTGTAGAGCGTGCGGATCCGCCCCGGGGTGGCCTCGCGATCCACCCGGTACTCGCTGGACGGTAGCGTCACGGTCTCGCCGGTCGAGACGGTGTAGGTGACGGTGACGGCGGTCGTCGTCGCGCTCATCGGCGGGCGGGGTAGTTCGATCTCCGGCGGGAACGAGTCCAGCCGCATGACGTATTGCTGGGTCACGAGGCTGCGGTCGAGGTAGTCCTCGACAAGTTCGCGAGCCGTCTGGATGTAGCCCACGATCAGAGCATCGTCGGCGTTTGAGTCCACGCGGCAGTGCGACTTGGCGTCGGCCAGCGACACGGGTTCGACCACTGGGGCGGTCGTGCGTTTCAGGCTGCGGTATCTCACGGCTTTCTCCGGGGGTTCAGGTCGGCCGTCTCGGAGCGTTCCTCGACGGTCGCCGTCTCGATCAGATTCCGCTGCCGCTCCTCGACCGCGTGGCCGTCGGCGATCAAGAGCCGCCCGGCCGCATCCTCGATCTCGATCACGTCGCCCTTGCGGTACGACCTGACTGCCTTGACCATTTTTATTTTCATTCCTGCGGCAGGCTCCATGCAGTTTTCGGCGGCTTTTTCGTCTCCTGCCACTCGGTCGTGTACTGGAAGACGGGCGAGGCGAAGTTCTTGCCGGGCCACGTGACCACGTATTCGCCGTGCCCGATGCACACGCGGGGCGTCACGTAGAGCCGGTTGCCCGACGCTTTCCATTGCCTCCAGAAGCCAATATCAGCATCGGTACGGCCGTCATGCCACGAACCATTCGGATCGGGCTTTTCCTCGAACCACGGCTTCTTCATTCGCTTCAGGGCTGCGGTGCTGATGATCGTGCAGCCGAAATGCGCCGTATCGACTTGCTGGACGGGGGCACCGAACCACTCCATCGGCAGGCTCGTGGTGCCGCCCTCCGGCGGGTTGTCGAGCGTGTCGAGGAGCGTGAGCATCGGCCTGCCGTCCTCACGTTTCGTCTGCAGCGGGGCGAGCGCGTCACACTGGAAGGTCATCGCCATCGCGAACAGGTGTTCGATCGACTCGCGAGACACGAAGCTGTCCATATCTAGCGTGATGATGTACTCGGTCGTGTCTTGGAACTGCTCCAGCATCCGCGTGAGCACCTGACTCCAAAACGCCCCCTGGCCGAGCGTCGGGCGGATGTGGAGCGGCATCATCGACTCGATGAACCCGAACACGTTGATCAGCGGCCCGAATCGCGGCCCCGACAGGATCGCCTCGCACCGCACTTCGACCGACGAACCGCCGACTTGCACAAGCATGGATCGCTCCAAAAAGAGAAACGGCGGGGCAGGCGATTGCCTACCCCGCCGTTCACTTTGTTCACGCTGTCAAGCGATTAGCCGACGGACTGCGTGTTGACGCCCTTGCTGGTCGCGTCAACCGGACCCGCCTCGCCCTTCGACAGGCGAGCGATGGTCACGACGCCGCACGCGCTGGCGGGCGTCGCGTAGACCGTCAGGTAACGCTTCTTGCCGCGGAGATCCACGTCGAAGCGGTGGGAGTAACCCACGCCGCCCGTCGCGGTCGTACCGGCGGCCACGGTGTAGTCGGTCCCGCCGACCATGCCGCTGATGTTCGTCTGCCCGCTGCCCGACACGTCGGACTGAGCGAGACGAAGCACCGTGGCGGCAGCCGTGGGGCCGCTTGCACCGGCGAAGGGGCTGAAAGCAACGTCAATCGACGCGTAGGCGAAGCCGAGCGTGTCGATTTCGAGCGAGTGAGTAGCGGACGAGGCGACGCTCGTCTCGACCTTCTCAACGCTCTTGGTGGAAGCAACGTGGTTCATGGGGTCAGGGTCTCCTTGAGGGGGTCGAGGTTAGGCGGCGAACTTGAGGGCGACGATCGGACCGGCCACCGTGGTCGAGCCGAGGTCGTGCACCACCATCGCGTTGCGGGTGGTCGCAAAGGTGAGCGTCTGGTCGAACTCGATGTACCGCTCGGAAGCGGTGCGGATCGAGACGGCCCGCCGCTCGCCGAACGTCGCGGCCTGCGAGAGGTCGCCGAACAGGCACGCCACCTTGCCGCCCGTGCCAGCGAGGTCGCTGGTGAGCGAGTGGACGAGCACGACCGGGAAGCCGAGGAACTGGAGGCCAGCACCGCCCGCGATGTCGGCCACGTTGTTGCCAGCCGAGGCCACCATGAGCCGCAGCATCGACGCACCGTAACCGGCCGGGCTCACGTAGAACTTGGCCTGCCGACGGGCATAGAGCGGAAGGCGGCTCACGAGGTCCGTGAACGACTTCAGCTCCAGCTCCGCGAAGACGTTGTCGCCGCTCGGGGCGGTGACGACCGACTTCGAGTAGCCCGACTTCAGGATCTTCGTGGCCACACCCTCGACACCGTGGTGGGCCGAAGAACCGTCGCCAGCCCAGCCCGCGTTGTCGAACGCTTCGGCGTAAGCCTGGGCGATCTCCACCGCCATCGCGTCGGCGAGGTCGATGATCGAGTCTTCGAGCAGCGAGTTGGGCACGCGGTTGGCCACGCCCCAAATCTTCGCGTTCAGTTCGATGTTGTCGAACGTCACGTCCGAAGCGGTCACTTCGACGTTCTCACCGACGGGCCTCGCCGCAAGACCACCGGTCCGACGGGCCACGACGAGCGTGTCGGAGTTCATCGACACCCGGCGAGCGTTCGCCGGGAAGGAGCCGAACTCCTCCACGAGCCGGATGATCTCGCTCGACATCTCGGGGCTGGTCAGCACGCCGCCGAGGCTGTTGATGCCACCGGCCTGGGCACGCTGCTCGACACCGTGGTCGGCACACCACCGACGGGCCTCGGCATCGCCGAAGACATAGCCGCGGAGGTGCATACCGGCGCGGTACGCGGTCTCGGAATCCTTGAACGCGCGAAGGACGCCGTGGCTCTTCGGCACGGCATGGACGGTACGCTTTTCCACGGGGGTCTCCTCGGTGGGGGTCTCAATCGCCTTGACGGGTGCGGAACGCTCCAGCACGGACCGCAGTTCGGCTTCCTTGGCCTGGACGCGCTGCACGAACTCGATCCGCTCGCGGAGCTTGTCGGCCTTCACTTCGAGCGAGCGGAGCGACGCCTCCTGCTCCTCAGTCATCGGGGCCGCGTCTTCGCCCTCGGGGGCGTCCTCGGTCATCGCCTCCATCTCGGCGACAACGGCAGCCAGTTCATCGAGCAGAGCCTTGAGCTTTTCGACAGCCACGTGAGCGTCTCCTGTGTTCGGGTATTCCGGCGACCGATGCCGCCGATACCCTCACGCTATGGAGACACGCCCCAACCCTTGCAGAAAAAGATGGGCGGGCAGTAAACGAACCCTAGCCCGCCTTCGCGCGGCGAACCTCGACCGCGGGCAGCACGTGCTTGTCCGTGCAGCCGCAATCGCGGCAGCGCAAGTACCGAATTTGGTACTCCCCCTGCCGC